AGCATGTACTGAAGACGTCCGCCGGTAATGTCCATTCCGGGGCGCCACATGTCGACAGGAGTAGACACAGGGTCTCCTTACAGGGAAGTCAGCGGGCGGTTGGCGATGTCCACAGCACTGCCGGACGTCTGCGCCTTAACCACACCGTTGACCGACCGCACAACCGTGAAGGTCTGCAAGTCGGTGATCTCAAAGTTGTCGTAGCGGAACGTAGGAGACACGTTCGTAACGCCGGCGAACCCACTGCCGGATAGCCCAACCTGTCCGCTGGCGATCGGGCTGTCAGTGACCGTGGCCGTGTGGTTCCACGCGCTCGGCTCTTCCTGTCCGACAGGCCATGCCTTGATGCGGACCGTGTGGCCGATCACCTGCGCGCGAACCTCAAACTCGCTGCCAGCGCTGTACGTGTACGGCAACGACGGCTGTGAGCCCAGCGTGGTAGTTCCGCGCGTGATGCTGACGAACATCGAGCCGCTCGTGCCGAAGTGCACACGGGCCCGGTAGCACTCGCTCGCGCTGGACCAGCGGAAGACGACGCCCGGAACCAGGGACGCGCCAGTGGAGACCTGCGCAGCCTGAATGCGGCACCGTACGTCAACATCGCCCAGCGCAATAGGCAGCGTCATCGCGCGGACCGAGCTGACGCTAGATGGCAGGGTGATCGCCCCGCGCCCGCTGCCCACCGATCGGTCAGAGGCTGCGCCGCCGGTAGACACCCAGGTACCGCCCGAGTCGGCGGAACCCCATCCGTTGGTTACTGTGCGCTCGAAGGTATCCCGACCAGTGGGAGCCACAGCAGTTACCTGCATGACCTCACCAGCGACACGGATGTTGTACGGCAGGTGCTCGGGCGCCGAAGCCCACTGAGGGCCGGCCACAGCGCGAGTCACCAGCGCGGTAGCCGTCGCAGCGGCGTTCAGCTCAACGATCGTGCTGTCCGAACCTGCCTTGCGCTGGTCGGTCACCGCTGTATCCCATGGGCCGGCGGGCACGCAGTTCAGCGTCACATCCCAGCGGTACATGTCCAGCGACTCAGACCAGCCCATGACGATCAGGTCAACGTCATCGTGCGAGACCCATTCGGGCAGGTCCGTCAGTCGGATCTTGTCGCCCTCACGCAGGCGCATGACCAGCGGGATGAGCCACTCAGCGCCAGGCTTGTGGAGCATGAGGCTGACGCTGGGGTATCGCGCCGCATCCCAGGTGCCGAGGTGCAGCTTCCAGTACGCGTGGTAGTCGGTCTGGCCATCCTCGCTCAGGCTCAGCGTGTAAGCAGCGTCGTACTTGCCGATGCCGTCAGGGGCCGGCTGAACGCTCAGCGCACCCTCGGTCAGCACAGCGCGGGCGGAGGAACCCCCATCGCGACTCACCGTGACGTCGTTCCGCACCTCGCTGTCATCATCGACAGGCTCAAGGTCCGGCCCTAGACCAGGCTGCGTGTATGACAGCGTGATCAGCGGATCCTGTGCGTACAGGCTCGAACGATCTCGGTAGTGCAGACCGATCCGGCGCATGTCCTCGGTGAGCAGTCCTCCGTCACCATCCGCAGCAGCCTCGAACAGACTGACCATGGAGTCCTGGCGCTGGAATCCCACGCGCTCAACGTCAAGCCGACCAGGGAAGCGAGTGAACGACAGACGCTCTTCAACGGCCAAACGACGCATGCGCTCTACGGCGCTCTCGCCTCGGTACGCGTTGTCAGAGCCTGTGTACAGAGTGCTTCCGGGTTCAGCGAGTACAGCGAGGTGACCGACACCCCACCCCTCGGTGAGTGCTGGCCAGTCCGCAGCGAGCAGGCTGACCGAGCCGCAGGTTCCGGCATAGACGTTCGTGTACAGACCGGCTTCGCCGCCAACGTCCTGCCACGCGAGGGTGTACTGAAGATTCCCGCCCGAGTCCGAGCAGTAGAAGCGCAGGCGAACCCATCCATGGAAGACGTCAGCGCCGATCTTGATCAGTCGCTCGATCACCTTCACGTTCGCCCAGTTGTATCCGCGCAGAGTCGCCCGCCCGTTCCGCAGCAGGATTTCCCAGCGGCGAATGGTGCCATCGCCCGAGTAGACCTTGAGCAGCTCGACGTCAACGCCGATCGGAATCAGGTCATCAGCGGTGTACACCATCTCAACGTGCCAGGCACCTGGTGTGGCGGGTGGAACCGTGGCGCTCAGCGAAGAGATACCGGTCAGCTTGGGCAGTGGCGCCGACGAAGGCAGGGTGTCAAAACCCTCCCATTCGACAGAGGACACAGAGGCCGGCAGTACACCCGGAATGGGGCTGTACGCCTGCACGGAATCCCGCTGCTCTTCCATCGGCCAGTAGGCAATGGGATCGCCCGAGGGAATGCGGCGGCGAAGCGTGGAGTCAAGAGCCTTGGTGCCCTGTCCTAGGCGCCGCAGGATCCCGTTCGCTGTGATCGGAGCCCAGCGGTCTGCGTCGTCAGTCGACCAGCGAAGGGGCCACTCGGAAACCTCGCCTAGGAAGCGATCGTCACGATCACGAATCTCTGCGGAGCCGCTCAGCGTCCAAGTGCGCCCTGAGGAATCGACCAGCGAGGTAGCACCCGCCGTAGCCGCGCGGAAGTCCGGCGAAGCCACGATGGTTCCGTTGATCCCGTTGCGTACTTCGTACCGGTAGCCTCGCCCGTTCATGGGGAGCCGTGGCCGGCTAGGTGAGCCACTGGGTCCGGTCAGCCCGAGGGTTAGCGGCGCGCTACCGCTGAAGATCGAGCCCGTCCCAATGATCGCCTGCTGACCAATGAAGGTCCATCCGCTTGGCGCGTCCAGCGACTCAGCCCAGTAGAACTCGATCTCAAAGGCGCCCGAGCCGTTATCGGCGTCAAACACAGCGCGAACGGCAGCCCGCTCAGGCAGACCGTTCGGCAGCGGCTTTTCGATGATGAACGCTGCCGCACCCGTGGTCGACCAGAGGAACGCGACCTTACCGTCATACACCTGAAGCATGTAGGACATCTGGTTAGCGTCACGGTTCCACTTGCTGATCAGGACCTGATTGCTCGACCCATACCAGTCGGGGGCGACCTCAGCGCGAATGTCAAGGTCCCCAGTGATATCCAGCGCAGCAGCGTCCGGGGTCGACACCAGGCACGTCGCCCGTCCGTCCTGCTGTAGGTAGTTGTCCTCTTCGCTGGGCAGGCTCACCCGCAGCGGAGTGTTCCGGCCGATCAGCCCGAAGAGAGGACTCATGGCATTGCGGGGCGAGTACTTGCCCGCCCGGTTGTCCAGCGTCATCGTCAGGCTAGAAGGGTCAGCGGTGGAACCCAGGTCACGCACGCCGCGAACCAGGTTCTTGACCTCACGCAGGTAGACGTCAGAACTGATGTCCTGCCAGATGCCACCCATGAATAGGTCCGTGCGAATGTCCAGCGGGAAGCCCACCGCCGACCACCTCTCTTATTCTCGCCTGCCAAAGGCGTTCTGAACGGAACCCCGACCGTCGTTCTTGACGATGCGCCGGATAAGCCGCTTCATGTCCTCATCCGCGCCAGTCACATCAAGCGTGAGTCCGGGCGGAGTTGCAGCGCTGGCGCGAGTAACACCCTTGGGAGTGACGCTCATTGCCATGCCGGGAAGATCCGAGGTCAGCGTTCCGAGCTGTCGACGCAGCGCCGGAGTCTGCTTGTCGATGCCTCGCATGAAACCGCCGATGACCATCTGGCCATTCGGCGTCAGGATCCGCTTATCAAGCGACTCGGGACCCTTCCAGCTCGTGAGCTTGGACGTGAGGTCGCCAAGGGTCGACTTGACGGAACCGATCATCGACTTGATTCCGTTGATGAAGCCTCGGATCAGGTCAGCACCCGCGCGAGCAAGCGCCATGCCGATGTTTCCGAGCGCCGACTTGGCCTTGCCAGGCAGCGACTTAACGGCGTTGACCACGTCAACAACCATCTTCTTTGCCGCTTCCAGCGCCTTACTGCCGGCCTGCTTCATCAGCGTCCATACGCCGTTGATCAGCGGGCGAATCGCGTTGGCAATCCGACCTGGCAGGTTGCTGAAGAGATCCTGTAGCCACGCAACAGCCGCACTTGCAGCCTGCTTTGCCAGTTCCCATGCCTTGCTGAAGTCACCACGCAGTAGCGCAGCAATCATCTGAATGGCGGGAACGACGACAGACTTGATAAACCCAGCGAGCTGATTGGCCAGAATCGCCGCTAGCTGAGCAATGATCGGGATCAGGAACTCGATAATCGGCACAAGGGCATTGACCACTTCGCCGACCGCAGCGAACAGCGGGATCAGTGCACTCAGCAGCGGGCTCAGCGCCGGCAGCAGTGCGGCGACGAGTTGAAGTAGCGGCGGGATGATCGGCATAACGGCCTGAACGAGCGCAAGGAACGCCTCAACAAGCTGACCGAGGATCGGACCGAGTGTGTCAATCACGGGACCGAGCGCATCGCCGAGCATTGCGATGACTGGACCTAGCCCATCGAGCAGCTTGGCGAGCACAGGGCCAGCAACCTGAAGCATCTGCCCCATAAGCTGACCGAGGACAGGCAGAATGTCACCCAGCGCACCACCCAGAGAGCCGAAAACCTCCCCAGCCTGCCCGATTCCCTCGCTGAGCCCCTCGAAGAACCCACCGAGACCCTGACCAATGCCAGCGAAAGCGTCCGCGAGCCCTTCAACCAGCGGCTGAGCGCCCTGCATGACCTTGACCAGGCCAGGCATAAGCCCCTTGACTAGCTCGCCGATACCGCCAACCAGCGGCTCGATCATCGGACCAGCAGCCTTGAACAGCTCGCCGATCTGCGGAGCTAGCTGATCGAAGATCCCCTGCATTTGCTTCGCAGCGTCAGCGAGAGGCTGGACCATCGGCGCCGCGAGAGACTGCATCTGCGTCGTGACGTGATCCTTGAGACCCGTAAACGCAGCCTTGACAGTCTCGTTTTCCTTCAGCACGGCAGCGCCCATGCCGATCACAGCGAGCGGAACCGCAGCCATGGCACCAGCCGCGCCGATAGCGCCAATCGACATGACGCCGAACGACTTGGCCAGTCCGCCGGCCACCTTGGTTCCAGCCGTACCCGCAGCGCGTAGGCCGTTTGCCATGTGACTGCGCGCAACCTGCCCAACCCCGCGCATCACGGTACCGAGACCACGAAACGCGTCGCCCATGCGCTGAGCGTTCGTCATGTTCGCGTGCGCAGAGCTGAGGACAGTGCCATCAAGCCTGCGCCAGTTGCCTTCAGCGTCCTGCGTCATGCCGCTGACCGAAGAACCGATCGAGCGGATCGCCGCAATGGTCTGACGCGCACCGCTGGTCACATTGTCGTTGTCAATGCCGAGTGCCACGGTCAGTGATGCAAGCGTGGCCACGGGCACCCCCTTTCACATACCAAATTCGGTAGGTGCCCTACTCGGGCATACGGATGGAACCGCCGAGAGCGGTATTCGCCTTCATGGCCTCAGCCCACAGTTCCTCAACCGACCGCTTGCGCTTGTACCAAGTGGGCAGGAAGTCGCTAGGCTTGGCCGTTCGCTTGGATCCGGCGCTATTCGAGATCGTGGCGGCGATGATGCCACCGGTGATCTCGTTACGCAGGCGCATGTCAAGGGGGCCGGTCACCCGCTCGTAGGCCATCCATTCCGTGAGTTCACGGGAAGACGTACGAGCGAGCAACTCAGCTACAGGCATGCCGAGGAATCCAGCGAGGCGAAAGTAGAACTGCCGCTCAGGGCGGTCTACTAGTTTCCCGTCAG